GTTAATACCACGATGCTTAGCATAATTCTCTGCTTCAATTTGTGCCTCACTCCAGAACTTCTTTAGGTCTAATGTTTTAGTATTCTTTAGTTCAAAGATGTAGGTATCTCCACCGATCATTACTACTAGATCACCCTCATCTTCTTTGCCGGACAATCGTAAGCGTTCAGCTACTGCGCCCATCTTACGAAACCATTTCATAGCATCTATCTCAAAGGCAGCACCCTTTTGTTTATTGTACTTAGCCGACATTACCTAGTACCGCATCTCTCCTATACATACGACCCAAAGGATCACTTGGATCTACCATCTGGCAGACTCCATAGTTCACAAATAGCGTAGCCCAATCAGAGGCATCTGCTGTGTGTGGACCAAAGCGATTCTTAACAGGTGCAATACGCAGTTGACTATTAACGTGATCATAACCAAGCGTAAGTATTAAAGAAGGCAGTTGACTTACCTTGCCGTGAATGGATCTACGGGCAGGTGGTAAATCAGTCTTGCCATACTCACTCTGTTCACTAACGTGGTGCAGTACTAATACACAAGCCTCAGTCTTGCGAGCCATATCGTGGAACTCCACCATAATAGCTCTAAGTCCAGCCCATTCGTTATCAGTTTCAGCAGCAACGTTCATTAGGTTATCAATGACAATCAACTCTGGTGGTATACCAAACAATTCCACATAGGCTTTAATCTCTAACTCAATATCATCTAGTGATGGTGATGAATCAAAGACCCATTGGATATTGCTCATTTCTCCTAGGAAGCGATCATAATAATTACGGTTATTATTTAGATTAGTTTCCACCAAAGTTTGATTGGTGTTAGATAGGTGAGCGGCTGCTCTCATCATAACAGTTGCGGTGTCAGTATCAGCAGAGAAGAATAAAGTTGGAACGTTTGCTTTGATCGCATAGATAAGAGCGAACATACTCTTACCAGCATTAGGCGCAGCAGCTACCATACATACTTGACCTCTACGAAACCTAATATGCTTATCAGCAAGTGGCTTCCAGACATCAGGTAATGGCGTTGCTTTAGTGGTAGTACCACTCCACGCTCTAGATAAATTAAGCAACTTCCTCTTCCTTCAATTTAATTCTTCTTCTCATACGGATTCTTCTACGTTCATTAGGAGCAAGTCCACCCCATATGCCGTGTGCCTCATTGGTAATTCCCCACTCAGCACATTCTGCTTGATGGGGACACTTACCACAAATAGATCTAACTAATTTTATGTGAGTCTTGTCTTCACCTTTGTCCGGATAAAACAACTCTGGTGCAGTTTCTCTACATAATGGGTTCTCATATTCATAGGGAACCCGCATAGGGTTACTTAACCCAGACGGTGTCGCACTTGTCTACCGCACCTTTAGGTGCAGCACACATCCAACCCTTCCAAGGACCCTTTTGACCTACGCCAGAACGGAATGACATAGCGCCGTGTTTACAATCAGGTGTATCTCCAGTTGGTGCTGCTGCTGGTGTTGCACCTAGTGCAGCCTTAGCATAGGCAACAGATCCTGATGAAGCTGATGCTCCCAATGATGAACCAGTTGATGATACTAGTGTTGCTAGATCACCGATGGTAGTTAGTGATGCTTCAAGATCGCCTTGATCTTTTGCATAGATATTTACAAGAGTTCCATCAGATAACTTATAGTTAATCTGGAACTTAGTTGACTCGGATGCAGCCATTTATTTTCCTCCAGTTTGTTTGATTAATAAACGAAGTGAATCAGGTGCTTCCTTCTTTGGTACAAAGCCAAGCAACTTCTCTACCTCGTTTGCGTCAACAGTACTCCTACCGGAAACTGTTGTCCAACTTACCTGGATACCACTAGCAGTAGTTCCAAGTAAACCTTCAAAGCTAGTACGTAAAGAGTCTTTCTCTTTCTCTAGCTCTTTGATCTTATTATCTAATTGTAAATAAAGCAATGCGTTCTTATCAACATCTGCATCCGCAATGACCTGCTCGTCAATTGCGATACGTTCTTTTTTTAGACCAACGCATCCCATCTCACCAGACTCATCATAGTATTTGCAGTAACTCTTACAGAAACTTTGATCACGCTCTGGCTCTGGTGCATCTGTTGACTCCTTGATAGCAGCCAACCAGTTTAATGCTTCCTCAGCAATAGCTGGATCATATGGTTCAGAGTGGACCTTAACATCACGCTCATCACCATCACGGGCGATGGCTACAAGATTAACAGTACGAGGCTTCCCCTTCCCCGACTTATCAAGCAAGTAGCCATACACCTGTACTTGCCAGCGCTGTTGTTGCGATGGGAAGTAGGATAGATTTTTAACCTTGACGGTTTTCCAATCTATCACATCTCCAGTTTCAGGAATCCATAAATCAATATGTGCTTTAATATCACCGTATTCAACTTCTGATTCAGCTACATATTTTTCACCAGTAGGATCTAAACTTTCTAAAGCCTTTTCAATTTCGGCGTGAATAGCTGTACCCATAATTGCCGCTAGTTTAGATAGATCTTCATTGGTTTCAGGTTGATCGTTAAGACGATACCAAACCTTACGCCGACATCCACCTAACTCTGATGGACCAACTTGTTTTTGTTTTGATCTTGATTTATTTGCATCTTTATTTTTTAGGGCAAATAACAATAACTCTTTTATATCACTCATTTATATCTAACCTTTCATCTTCCTCAAAAAAACAACCACATCCACCTAGATCAAGATCATCTACAAGCTGAGGTTGGTCTTCTACTCTACGCCTTAATTCAATTAAAGGCAATGGTCTTTTCACTCCATCTTTCATATCTGTAAGTATAGATACATCCTTGCCTATATGTTTGATAATCTCTTGTTCTCTTTCTTCCCACATAGCAAAACGTTCGGGCATAATCTCTAATAACTTCTTGAACTGTCCTTGTCCTGCTCTTACGCAGCCACCACCACAGTTGTTGTGACTAAATCCTAGGCTGTATAGGCGTGGGGTTTTTAATCCTTCTGACTCAGCCCACTCAATTAATTCTTGCTTGTTATAATATATTTTATCTTCTGTATAATAATAAGGTTCTGCTAATGGAGCTACTGCTACATATGGCTTGTAGTTTTTAACTATCGCTGGTAAACGATGAGTTTCTGTCCAGTCAATACCAACATAAACGATAGTATCTTCTGGATCACAGTTTTCATTAAGCCATTTTCTGGCTGGCTTTTGCTTTAATTCAAAGGAACAGTGGGCTAGTCTGGAGTTTCCAAGGAACTTTTTATCCTTGAATACTTCCCATATATCCCTACCTTCGTTAATATAGATATAAGTTCCACCAATATTCTTAACCGAATCCTCTAGAAACCTATAGGTATCTTCGTCTTCTCCGATATGAGATGATTCAGCATTGCCCTTTACATCAGTGAAGACTAGGTAAAGATTATCTGTTCCAAATTTTGCAGCAACCATCTTTGCTGCTGCCCAAGAACCGATACCTCCAGAAAACATTACAACGTGCTTCATTGCGGGTTCCTTACGATAAATGCAGCATTTGAATAGTTGGCTACTTCTAACTGTTGTGCAATCTTCTCTCGTAGTTCCATCTCTAGGAACTCTGGCATAGCAGATTTTCTACCATTCTCTAATGCTTCATTAAGTGCGAACTGTAATGTCTTCTCCATAATTAAATTCTATCCTGAGTTACAATCTGTACTGGGAGGCCAGTGTTTACATCAAAGCGTGTCGCACAAAGGATTGCTTCTTCAGCAAAATCCTCTGCTAGTTCTAGTCCCCAAGGACCAGATACCTTCTGCTTACAAGCGTATAGATAACCAGTAGCAAACTGACCACCGGAACCTATAGCGTACAGATCTGAATCATTCTGAATGAATGACATATCACAAGCTATGTGGAATAAGTTTCCATTAAAAGATATTAGGTAGTCAAAGCCACCTTCCTTCTTATCAACATTAGCCCAGTCATAACCACCATCAGTAAATGCTTTAATAATAGATGGAATAACTTTCCTACCCATATGTTGTACTGGATCATCTGTTGATTTGAATGTTGGTGGTTTCCAGTTGTAAGAAAGAATATCTCCTGGTCTAGTATCACCAGTAATTCCTAATAGATATCTACCTACTTCAACTATCTTTGGTGTAGCTGTTGAGATAGTTCGTAAGTTATCCTCAGTAATTTGAGAATCTGCAGCCATCAC